TTTGGTATTTACCGATAAGATTAATTAACTTTTTTTGAAAAGATGTTAGTTCTGGTTTTTCTTCTTCATTCAATTTCATAATTATAAATATAAAAAAAGGGGAAAAATTCCCCTTTTAGTTTTCTTATGTTGCGGGAAAGATTATTTTCCACATCCGCAACCACCACCGCCGTTGTTTTTCATAGTTTTTAATTTATTAGAGGTTTATTACTTTTTCTTGTTTTTGTTGTAATACTTTTCAATAGTACTTTGAACTGCGTTTCTGATACTTTCAGTTCTTAACTTTTTTACCTGTTCAGGTGTTGCGTTATTTTTTTTACATCCACATCCCATATTGTTAGTATTTTATTATAAATATTTAACACATACTATTTTATAGTAAATAAATGAACTAATTTTAGTATTTATAGTTATAATTTAATATGAGAGTTAATATTGATATATCACAAATCAGAGATGTTGTTAAGATTCTTTTAGAAAATGAAGGTGATAACGAGGTTATTATAACACCTGAACAATACATTAATTATTTGAAGTTCGCTGGATATGATGGTAAGGCGGTTCAGAATATGAAACAATTTAGAGGTAAAAGAATTGTTGTTGACGGAAATTTAGATTTAAGTAGAACAGATGCTAAGAACATAACAAATATTACGGTTAAAGGTTCTTTAGATGTTAGTAACACACAGGTTAATTCACTTGAAGGTGTGGTGACTACCACATACATATCAAAATATGGAACACCTCTTGAAAAAATGCTCATCAAAAGAGAAAGAGAAAAGAAGATAGCGGAACAAGAAACTTTAAGAGCGAATGATGAATGGAATTTAGAAACTTCAACTACGAATATTGCTGAATATGCGAATGTATTGTTTGAATATCTTACTTCTTCGTCAGGTGATTTTGAGGCGAAAGAACCTGGTGATGATGAAAGATTAAAGCAGTTATATGCTGAAAAAGAAGAACGTGAACAAATAGAGATTGAAACAGAGGATAATGAAAACTTATTGGATTTGGAAGCGATAGAGGAAGAAATTGGAGAGCTTGAGAAAAGAATTGATTTGTATAATCTGGTTCATGATTACACATATTACGGAATGAGAGTATTTTATGTTTTGACAAATGATTTGGAAGAAACAAAAGAAAGATGGGCGGTGGGTGATGAGGGAACAACCTACCGAGCGGCTTATGAAAAAGTAGATGAATTGATTGATGAAATAGGAATAAATGGATTTAACACAAGTTTTGTTGAAAATCATTTGGATGAAGAAGAATTAAAAGATTATTTCCGTGAAGGTGAGGAGGATAATGTTAGGGAAAATTTGGAAGATTATTTTGACGAGGATGAATTTGAATATAGTGACCCAAAAGTCCAAGAAAGAATTGATGAAATTAATGCGAGATTGGAAGATTCTGAAATAGACCAAGAAGAATATGATGAGTTAAATGAAGAACTTGATGAATTAAAAGATAGTGATAAAACTGTTCCTGAAGATTTAATTGATGATAAGGTTGAGGATTTATTAGATGATTTAGTTTCTGGTTCAGCAATGTCAGTTATTGAAAATTATGGGTTAAATTTAGCCGACTTCATTAATTTATCGGAGTTCAAAAAAGACGTAATTGACTCTGATGGTATTGGACACACACTTAACTATTACGATGGAACGGAAGATACTATTGAGAACCAGTTGACTACGAACATAAGTATTATATGTTGATGGACTTCTTAAATTTCTGTGACGATAAGATTGAAAAGTTTGAGTTGTATCCGTTATTCAGTGAAATGTCGTTACACCTGGCTAATCTACAGGTCATTTCATCAGAGTTCAAATACATCCAACTTAATAAAAAGTTTCAGGTGATTGATGATGAAATATTAATTAATGAATTAAAGTTTACACCAATACCTAACCTAAATGATAATGAGTTAGAAGAACTCAATAAAATCCTCAAATATGCCGGTCCGAAGTTTTACGAATACTTTAATGTTATTAAGGCTCTTTGGACTTTAACTTATGATTCAGTTTCAATTAAACATGTGAATGAAACATCGGAACAAAACTTGGAGACAGGTTACTTCTTCACATTAAACGGAAACAATAAGAAGATTTGGAAATACGCAACTGGTGGGGTTGATGTTGTTAAACACGATTCCAAGTTTGCAGTTCAATTATTATTTGATGGGGAAAGTAGAAAAGTTATTAAATCAATTTTGAAAGATTTGGGTGAAGATAATAGTTTACCAATCTTTGAGTTGATGTCCACACAAGATTTACCATTCGAAAATACTTTACTACCAATATTCAAAAGAAAGGTTTTAAGTAATATCGTTCAGAAAAAAACGATTGTGAATCTAAAAAAAGATTAGTATATTTGTAATATGGGATTCAACAAAAAGATAGTAGGTGAGTTACAAATACTCGAGATAGAAATGAATCCCGAAAATATAAAATACTATCTTAAAGCTGATAGCATTTTATTTTCGTCCATTGAAGTAGAAACCAAATTCAAAGAATATGAAAAAAAATATAGACCCGTATGAACTTCTATTAAGAAACCTTGAAAAACCACTTCATATCACTTACATTTGTGATAGTATCTTTAGAGTTGGAATTGATGAAACAAGAAAAAGAATCAACCAACTTGTTGAACAAGGATTAATTGAAGAAAGTAAATACGGAAAAGATTATTATGTCAGAACAAAAAGAAATGGTTAATCATCCTTCCCATTACGGGGGAAAGGATAATCCATACGAAGCCATCAAAGTCATCGACGCTTGGGATTTAGATAAAGATTTTTATTTGGGTAACGCTGTGAAATACCTATCACGAGCCGGTAAGAAAGATAACGTCGTTCAGGACTTGAAGAAGGCGGTATGGTATATTGAAAAGAAAATAGAAAAATTACAGAATGATTGAGAATTATATTAACAGAGTCCTGAATGGTGATACTATTGAGGTAATGAGTGAAATGCCTGAAGGATGGGTTGACCTAATAGTTACATCACCACCATATAATGTCGGGATAGCTTATGATGTTCACAACGATGAAATTGTTATGGACGAATATTGGAAGTGGTCTAAAAAATGGTTAACGGAAGCTTACCGTCTACTAAAAGATGATGGAAGAATGGCTATTAACATTCCATATGAAGTAAATGTACAAGACAGAGGTGGTAGAGTATTCTTTGCTTCTGAACTATACCAAGTAATGAAGAAAGTTGGGTTTAAGTTCTATGGTATCGTTGACCTTGAAGAAAACTCACCACATAGAAGTAAGACAACCGCTTGGGGTTCTTGGATGAGTCCATCGGCTCCTTACATCTACAACCCAAAGGAATGTGTGATATTAGCATATAAGAAACATCACATTAAGAAAGTTAAGGGTGAACCACAATGGAAAGGTGAACCATACCTAACTGAAGATGGGAAGAACAAAGTTGCTTACTCTGAGCAAGATAAGAAAGAGTTTATGGAACTGGTGTTTGGACAATGGAAATACTTTGCGGATACCCGTTCATTAACCAAGGCGACCTTCTCCATGGATATTCCTGAAAAGGCAATCAAGATTTTATCTTATAGAAACGATGTGGTATTAGACCCCTTCAACGGTTCAGGAACAAGTTGTGTTGCAGCAGTTGTCCATGACAGACGATGGGTCGGTATTGAATTAAGTGAAAACTATTGTGAAATAGCAAAACAAAGGATACAAAGTTTTGTTGACCAAAAGAAACAACAAAAGTTGGAATTTGAAAATGGGGTTAAATAACTCCATTTTTTTGTTTATTGATATATTTATAATAAAATATTGTAATGAAAAATTCAGAAGTTGTTAAATTTTTATTGGAAACTCAAACTCAGTTCAGAGTTTTACACTGGCAAACAAAATCATTTGCTAGACATTCTGCTTATGGTGGAATATACGAAAGTTTGGATGATTTGATTGATAAGTTTGTTGAGGTATGTATGGGAAAACACGGAAGACCTAGTTTTACAGGTGGTTATTCTTTAGGTGGTAGTGATATTGAAGAACTTGACTTAACAGAATATGTTAGTTCAGTTTGTGAATATCTTGTCGGACTTTCAGAAGAGTATGACCCAAAGATGGATTCTGACTTATTAAACATTCGTGATGAGATGTTAGCGGAAATTAACCAGTTGAAATACTTGTTAACTTTAAAATAGAGGTATATTACTTTTTTACTTTAAAAGGTTCATCGTTATGGTGAACTTTTTTTTTGTTACAATATTTATTATTAATGAAAAAGATAATTTCCGAAGGTGGTATTAGAAATATTAAAGAACTTTCTAATAGATACAAAAAAGCAAAGATATACTTTCACCAAGATTTAGACGGTGTTGCGACAGCATTAGCAATGAAAAAATACCTTGAAGACAACGGGATTAAAGTTGTTGATGTTGAGGTAATCCAATACGGAGATAAGGAATTTGCGGTTAAGAAGGCTGATGCTACAGGTGAAATTATGCCAGTGTTGGTAGATTTTGCTCACGGAAAACCTATGTTCGTTGTTCACACTGACCACCACGATAGACAGGCAGGTGCTGAAGAAACAAAGTCAACACAGTTTAGAGGAGCTCGTTCAAATGTTGAAACCCTTTCACAGATTGTTCCGGCATCTGAAATTTTCACACCTGAAGATGTTGCAACCATATCAATGGTTGATAGTGCGGATTACGCATCCAAGAATATTACACCTGAAATGGTGATGAATTATGTTTACGGAACATCAAAAGAAAAAAGTGCTAAAGAAAATAGAATGTTATTAGGTTTGGTAACAAACAAACTATTATTAGCGTTCAAAAGTAAACCAGGGTTTTTAGAAACGTTGGTATTAGATTGTAAACCTTCAATCCTTTCAATCTTTAACAAGATAAAAGAGTTGATGAAGACAAATAGATATGCTGACATTTCTTCATTAGAAAAGAATAAAGAAGATTATGTTCAAACAATGAAAGGACATAAGAATGTTGAGGTTAAAGATAACATCATCGTTCAGTATGGTGGTGGTAGTATGATAAAACCAGGTTCTTACGACAGATACACACCATTTAGAAACAATCCTGAAGCTGACTTCCTTGTTATAGCTTGGCCACTTGGACTACTTCAAGCATCTTGTAATCCATTCAAAAAAGAAAGAGAACTTAAAGGTGTTAACTTGGGTGAGATAGCTCAAGAGGTGTTAGGACATTGGGAAGGACAACTTAAAGAAAAACAAATACCACTTTCAACAATTAAATGGGTATCTGAAACTGCGGCTAAAGAAGAATCGGTTGGATTTACATTTAAAGATTTTGCAGCAATTTATGGTGACAAATACTTGGATAAGAAAGATGGTGTTAAAGAACTTATGGATATTAAATCATTGATGGAAAAGAAATCATCTGAACTAACCGAAGAAGAGTGGAGTGTTTTGGATAGTGTTTCAGTTCCAGTATGGGAAGTTATCCAAGCAAATTCAGGTGGACACAAGTGTATTACAAATATATCTGGTTTGAATTATATTGGAAGAAGTAAGAGACCACCACAAGGTAAACCTAAATATGATTCTGAAAAAGACGACTCACCTTATATTAAATTCTTAAAGATGTTACAGAATAGGTTTGTTAATGTCTTACAGGAAAAGATTGGTGAAAGTAAGAAAGGTTAAATTTTAGTTAAGAATTTACAGATATCACCTTCTTCTATGTTTTCATCTTGACAACGACCACCTTCTATTTCTAATACGTAAGTTCCATTACCTTCATATCTTCTACAAGGTTCATACTCACATGGCTCACAGTTGTGGTGTATTTTTGTTATTTCATGGTCATCATTGATGAAAATTATGTCCAAAGGAACTATACAGTTCATCATCCAAAAGCTGTGGTCACCTTCACCCATAAAAAATAACATACCGTCAAATCCGATGAATTCACGACCCATCATACCCTTTTCAATTTCTGATTGGGTTTCACAAACTTTGACTTTAAAGATTTCTTTATTTATTGTTACAAACATAGTTATATATAAATAGTATTATGAAACAAAGTGCGGGAATAATTGTAAAAGTAAATAACAGATGTTTAGTTTGTAAGAGAGCTGTTGAAATTAACGAACCATCAAAATGGGCAATACCTATGGGTGGTATAGAAGAAGGTGAAGACCCCAAGGATGCTGCGTATAGAGAGTTCTATGAAGAAATGGGTGTTAGTGTTGATGGTGTTATTAAACCTTTGTCTAAGATTAATCGTTATAATAAGTTAGGACAGGTAAAAACAATTTTACATGTTTTTATTTTTAAAACCGATACTGAAATCATTCCTGATTTGGAAAATGCTATGGATGGTTTTGAACATACGGAATGTGATTATATGACTTTACCTGAAATTGAAGAACTTAATATGTCATCAGGTATTAAGGAAGTTTTGACTGATGTATTAAACTTTTGATTTTTTTGATATATTTATTTGACACTACCAAATATTTGATGTAAGTTTGTAAAAGATTTGAGAATGACAACGATTCAGATACAACTCTCAAAATCTTTACAAAAAGTTTGACAGATTGAAAAAAAGTCGTAAGTTTGTAAAAGATTTAACACTTAAAGGTGATGAAAGATACTCGGTAGTTGAATCAGAAAAAAAATAACAAATTACTTGACAGATTGAAAAAAAAGTCGTAAGTTTGTAAAACAAATCGGAAATATCCGAAACGTTCTTTGAAACAAAAAGATTATCCGTTCAGTAGTTGATTATGAGACCTTCGGGTTGATTATGAGACATTTAATCTGATAAACGATAATGGGCCGTGTATGGTCCTTAAATAAACTACGAAAGTAGGATAAA